GCCGATCTTTGCGCCCGTTTTGGCGTAAGAATCGTCGTAGCTGCGGGTAGTTGTACCCACGAAGGTGGCCTTTTCGTGCGCGATACGCAGCGCCTCTTTAGCCACCATATCAATGGTGCTTAATGTATTGCTCATTGTTTTTCCTTTGGTTTAGAAGTTACTTCAACCGCGCCATTTCTTTCCGTCGCTTGGCGACAAATTCATCCCACGGCAGATTGAAGGTGTCCGTCCTTACAGATGCCTTCGTGCCACTAGGTTTAATGGGCGGTGGTGCGTTGGTTGGTGTGACGGGCGCACTTAACTTCGTCTCAATCTTGGCAATCTCACGAACTTGCGCGGCTGGTGACAGCCTTGCGATGCGGTCTACTTCGTTCGGGTTTTGTCCGAGGAAATAGGCAACATCAGCCACTAATGGCGACTCCAAAACCGCTTCTTCCATCATTTGAGGCATGGCAAAGGTGGTCGCAACTTCAGCCCAATCGTCATATTTGCTAATGGCCTCGTCGATCTTGGGGCGCAATGCTTCAGCACGTTTGACGTTTAACTGTTGTTCTTGAAGCCGCCAACGTCTTTCGTTTTCGTCGGCAAAACGCTTCTCGATAGCTTGATTGGTTTTCCAATCCGTTAGGGCTTCGGTGTAGCTTTCGTAATCTTGAAACTGAGACAGGTTAGGCTTCCCATCCGGTGCGGCTTGCGGCCTTGGTTGCGTCACTTCTAATTGGCGTTCGGCTGCTAATGCCCTAGCCATCAGTTGTGCGCGTTCGTTAGCCTCTCGCTCATACCGTCGAGATTCTTTTGCGAGCCGTTTCTGAACGATCTTGTCTACCTCGGATTGAGATAGCATCTTTTCAGTGGCTTCCGGCGTTTCTGTAACTTCAGGAGCCGCCGTGGTTTCCTGAGTTGGCGCTACGGGTTCCGGTGTAGCTACCGGGGTTTCTACGAGCGCGGGTGCGCCGTCTAGAACATCAGACATTTAACAGTTCCTTTTGGGGAATCCTAGCTAGCCGCTAGTGGCTTATGCTCCGTTAGGGGAGCCAAACATCGGGCCATCGTCCTTCTTGGCCTCTTCTTCTTTTTCTTTGGGTAATTCTTTCGTTTCCACGCTTATGCGTAGTACGAAACGTTTAAAATAGCGCCGCCTGTCGCCTCAATGAAGCGAATAGCAGCCAAGTCGCCGTCATACTGCAACTCATTTGGGGCGACGGTCATCAACATACCTACGGATGCAGTAGGGGCCGTACCGTCATCACGCCAACGAACAGATTGCGCCGTACATTGGATACGCGCAAAGGTTGCCTTGCGTCCACCGCCACCAGGAATGTCGGGAACCGTGAGGGCTGTCGATGCAGCCAAGCTGGTAATTTGCTGGAATCCGCAGTTATAGAGTGTGTCTTTTAATCCGGGCATGTTGTGTCCTTTACATTTCAAATAGCATCATAAGGACTTGTTCTTCCTCTTGACGCTTGAATATTTCACGCATCACCATCGCGTTTAATTCGTCTTGCCATTGAATTTGACGGGCGAGTAATTCGCGCCTAATGGCGTCCTCAATCGCTAATTGCTGTCTGAGGTACTTGTCGTAGTTAATCGGGCCTTCTTTTAGTGCTTCTTTGGCGACGACTTCTACGACTTGCTGTACTTCTTGGCTTGGTTCTGGCTCGTCTTTGATTTGCTGCCAAAGAGGATTCCAGCCACCGGAGTAATAAACGCCGCCTGTTGGCGGGTCTGGCGGGATAGGCGGTGCTTCGCCGTGTCTAGCCAGCAATAAAGACATTAGACGTAGTGCGCGTCAAATGTGACGGTACACCAAATAACCTGTGAAGCTGTCGCCGTACCGACAATAAACTTAGCCACCGACGCAACCCATTCACCCGGTCGGACTACGACAGGACTTTGAAAGTTGAGGCTAATCTGTTCGGCAGGTGCGCCAATCGCGGCACCAACAATCCACGATTGAACGCCCAACGGAACACGACGCCATGCTTTAGTCGTGCCAGTAACGAACGATGCCGACTCTGCTTGAGCAAGAGAGGGAACCGTACCGCCCGTTGCGCCAAATGCAAGTGACCATTGAAGGACAGATGCTGTAGTTGCCACAGCTGCGCCGATGTTGACCGCGTCAATACGAAGGCCAGTAATCACCAAGTTTCGAGGCGTCTGGTTGATACCGCCCGTAGGGACTTGGAATGACGTAATTAGACCATCAACACCCGCCACACCAGCGACAATACCCGCCTGCCCACCTAGACCAGTAGCGATGGGGACGGTTTGAGAGATCGCAGCACCTGTAACTGTGGTGGCTGCGGTAGCATTTGGCAATAGGGCAGATGTACCCATTGTGCCGCCGTTTTGACCTTGATAGGCCATCCTGCCGCCCATCGCCATTTGATGTGCGAGAGGCATATTGGTAGCCACATCCATGATGCAGACGGTCAGGTCTGATACGCGCATGGTGTTCGTATTTGATACCGCGCCCGTGTTGTACTTCATCATAAACGCGGGGAGTGCGGCTGTCTGGAATGGTTGACCGTTACCCGCTGGAATATCAAGCGTATCCAACAAAACGTCATCTAACCAGTACTCAACTAATCGCTCACCAACAACAATCGCCAACTTATCAAGGTTGCCAACGGCAAGCTGTCCCAACGTGCGAAGGACGACGCCCGTTTGCGTCGTTGTGCTGTTAAATCGAATCTCACCAATGAGGCCAGCGGTGGTCAAACGTACCCAAGCGCCATCTGTCGGTTCTGTCGTGGCTCCGGTAGGAAGCCCCAAGCCCATCAACCAAACTTCGTTAGTGGTTAATGCAGCGGTAAATTGGCCAAAAGTAAACTCAACCGATAGCCCAGCCGTACCAAACAACGGGAAGTATTGGAACGTCCGCATGAATGCGCCGTGTGCAGACGTTGTACCTTGTACGGCACTAAAGTTAACCGTACCCGCACCTGGTTGTGCCGCAGTCAACGTGTTAAACGTGTACGACCAGTTGGAAGTATTCTGCGTTGAGGCGTTGAACGTATCAACCAGCAGTACCGTATCAGTGCCAACTCGTAGTCTGTAGTCCTGCGAAACTTCCGGAGACTTTAGCGTTGCTTCGTTTGTGATCGTGCCGGGGTCATTCTCGCAGAACAATCGAGCCGCACCGACATACTGAGGCGCTACCGTTCCGTCTGGAGTAGTGACTTGTGGTAACGTAACTTTCGCGTTATTTGCGTCGTCAACTTCCTGACCGTTGCCAGTCGTACTGCCCCTGAGATTTGTGTCTAACGCCATTTAATCGCTCCAAACCCAGCGCACCTTAAACGTGCCTGTTAGTTTCTCTGTTGATCTTGCATAAATTGGAAAGCCTACGCCCGCAGTAGGAACACCACACGATAGGCCGATAAGCGCAGCGGCATAGGTCGCGTCACTCGTTGTATGGTCGGACGTTGATTCAGCCATCAAAAACGCTTCAGCGTAGCTAGTCGCTAGAATCTCTGTCTGACCTATAACTGATACCGTTGCCTCGTTTGAGCCGGGGAACGCACCAAAGTCGATTGTAGTGCTACCAACCGCGCTAGACACTGGTTTCCACCGATTCCATAATGAACGTACCGTCTGATTGTCTTACTGCTCGCGCTGTCTTATTCTTAGGCGTGGTAATCGCTTCAGCCAACATTGCTTGACCTTGTGCCATCATTTCGAGGGCTTGGGCTAAGGTCTGTGCGTTTTGTGCCGACACTTGCGAAGCTTGCAGGGCGATTTCTTGTATGCTTGCGCTTGCTAACTGCATTTCACCAGCCGCCGCCATTAGTTCTTCTTTGCCATCCACTAAGACGGTTGCGGAGGGTTTTGACGGCTGTGCTGGTTGCGCCGCCTGTTCGACTGGCTGCATCAACGACGCCTCGACTTGCATACGCTCAGTCTCAGCCTCAAACACCTTTACCTGTATCTCTTGCGCCTTTAAGTCGTTGGTCTGCTTGGCTTGGGCTAATTCTTGCTGAAGCTGTGCAATTGCTTGATCCCTTTGCGCGATACCGTTTTCTGCGGCTTGGATCTGTTGTGTGGCTTGGTCTAGCATTTGCTGTGCTTGCTGTTTGACTGCGATGACTTCCGGCGATTCGTCGTTATTCTGTTCGGCCTGTTTAATCTCAGGCGGGAGCATCAATTTCAGACGGTCGGCAATGGCATCAGCACCAGGCCAATCCATGTTTCTGACCATTACATCG